GCGAAAGTGAGAAAAAGGAGTATTTTATCAAATTCAATGTTGATGGACTACTTCGGGGTGATTACCAGAGCCGGATGAACGGATATGCCACGGCAAGGCAGAATGGCTGGATGTCAGCAAATGATATAAGGGAGCTTGAGAACCTTGACCGTATCCCGTCTGAACTCGGTGGGGACTTATATCTCATAAATGGAAATATGACAAAGCTAGAGGATGCAGGTATCTTTGCATCGGATGGCAAAGAAAATGAAGAGGAGGATTCCGATGAAGAATAGGAAGTTTTGGAACTGGAAGAGCAGGAAGACGCTCAACCAGGAAACAAACGAAGAAGTCGTAGAACGAATACTTGAGCTGCACGGCACGATTGCGGAGGAGAGTTGGTTCGATGATGATTTGACACCTCAGATGTTCAAGGATGAATTAAATGCCGGAAGTGGTGACATTACGGTATGGATTAACAGTCCGGGAGGTGACTGCGTGGCAGCAGCGCAGATTTACAATATGCTTGCAAATTATAAGGGGAATGTCACAGTCAAGATTGACGGTATCGCAGCAAGTGCGGCCTCTGTGATTGCGATGGCAGGGCAGACTGTATTGATGTCCCCGGTATCCATGATGATGATTCACAATCCTGCAACAGTAGCTTTTGGTGACCATATCGAAATGGAAAAGGCTATCGAGATGCTGGATGGGGTTAAGGATTCCATCATAAATGCTTATGCTATTAAGACAGGAATGTCGAGGGCAAAGTTATCCAGGCTGATGGATGCAGAAACATGGATGGACGCTACCAAAGCAGTAGAACTTGGCTTTGCAGATGACATTATTACAAGAAATGCTTTCCCTGAAAAGAAAGAGGAAGAAGAGGACGAGACGGACACTGATGAAGATGACAGCACCGAAGAAGATGACAAAAAGAAGAAGTCATCCGATTCGATGCTTTTTTCACGCAAAGCCGTAAACAATGCACTTATTAACAAGCTGGAGGAACATTATAAAAAACCAAATGTAACAAAGCAGGCAGAAATACCTGTAAAACCAGACTCGGACGGTGTATCTGCAAAAGAAATCAGAAACCGTTTAGATATTATTAAAAAGTATATTTAAGGAGGAATTTAATATGACAGTACAGGAGCTTATTGAGAAGAGAGCCAAGGCGTGGGAGATGGCTAAGGATTTCGTAAATACCCACGAGGACAAGAACGGTAATTTATCCGCTGAGGATGCTGCAACCTATGAGAGAATGGAGACTGATATTGAGGAGCTTACCAATTCCATCGACAGACAGCAGAGGGCAGAGAGAAGGGAGCAGGAACTTTCAAAGCCTGTAAATTCTCCGATTACCGGGAAGCCTTACAAGGATGATGCACAGGGTGAGGCAAAGACAGGTCGAGCATCGGATGAGTATAAGAAGGCTATGATAAATGCCCTTCGTTCCAACTTCAGACAGATTTCCAATGTGTTACAGGAAGGTGTGGATGCAGATGGCGGATATCTTGTCCCGGAGGAGTATGACAAGAGGCTTATTGATGTGCTTGATGAGGAGAACATTATGCGTAGCCTTGCCACAAAGATTACAACTTCCGGGGAGCATAAGATTAACATCGTAGCCACCAAGCCTGCTGCAGCATGGATTGAGGAAGGCGGAGCACTTGCATTTGGAGATGCAACCTTTGACCAGATTTACCTTGATGCGTTCAAGCTCCATGTGGCAATCAAGGTGACAGAGGAATTGTTGTATGATAATGCGTTCAATCTTGAGAACTACATTATCACACAGTTTGGTAAGGCACTCGCCAATGCCGAGGAGGACGCAGTCCTTAATGGTGACGGAAAGGGAAAGCCTACGGGTATCTTTGATGCAAATGGTGGTGGTCAGACCGTTGCAACACTTACGGCTGCACTTAAGTCTGATGACCTGCTTGACCTTGTTTATGGCTTGAAGAGACCATACCGTAAGAGCGCATCCTTTATTATGAACGATGCTACATTAGCTCAGATTCGTAAGCTGAAGGATAACAATGGCGCTTATATCTGGCAGCCTTCCTACCAGGCGGGAGAGCCGGACAGGGTACTTGGTTACAAGGTACAGACCTCTGCGTATGCTCCGTCAGATGCCATCTCATTTGGTGACTACAGTTATTACAATATCGGTGACCGTGGAGCCCGTTCCTTCAAGCAGTTAAACGAGCTGTTTGCCGGAAACGGAATGATTGGTATGGTGGCAAAGGAGCGTGTGGATGGTAAGTTAATCCTTCCAGAAGCTGTTAAGGTGCTTAAGCTGAAAGCAGAGACAAAGTCTGAATAGAATGATGAAGGGGTGGGGCAACAAATAGTTGCTTTATAGGTAACGGATAGTTGCTCCACCTTAAAATTGGAGGTGCGATATGATAATTTCACTTGATGAAATGAAAAACTATCTTCGTGTTGATTTTGACGATGATGATGCACTTCTGGAAAGTCTGATTAGTGCCTCCGAGAGTCTTTGTATGGACATAGCAAGAATTGACAGTGCATCGGATTTTGAGCAGTTGGAAAATGCAAAGGTAGCGGTTATGTATGCAGTGGCATACCAGTACGAACACCGGGAAGACTGTGACCACCACGCACTTACCCTGTCACTTCGCTCTTTGCTTTTCGGTATTAGAAAGGCGGGATTCTGATGGAGGTTGCACTTTTGAATGTAAGAATAACATTTCAGAAGAACGAGGTTGTTTCGGATGCGATAGGAAACCACATAAATCAGTGGTCGGATTATTATTCCTGCTATGCCACGGTAAGTGGTGAGAGTGGTTCGGAAAAGAATGTGGCGGCAAATACATTATATGATTCTGACCTTGCATTTACGGTCAGATACTGTAAAGCACTAAAAGATGTCGACACAACTAAATTCCGAGTCATATTTGGTGGTGAAATTTATAATATCACATTCATTGACAATATGAATTACAAAAACCAATGTTTGAAATTCAGATGCCAGAAGGTGAGGAGATGGCATGGCAAATGTAAAGATTGATAATCTTGCAACAGAAATCATGAAAGGTCTGACAGAGTATAAAGACCTTGCGACTTCTGATATGAAAACGGCTGTGAGAAAAGCGAGAAAATCAGTAAAAAAGGATATCCAGGCGAATGCTCCAAAGAAAACAGGTGCCTATTCGAAGAGCTGGTCAGTAAAGACCACGAAAGAAACTTCTGACTCTTTGGAACTTACAGTATATTCACCTAAGAAGTATCAAATGGCGCATCTGTTAGAAAAAGGTCATGCTAAAAGGGGCGGTGGAAGGACAAAGGCAATCCCACACATCGCACCTGCAGAAGAAAGTGCAGTAAAGGAACTGGAGTCAGATATAAAAAGGGCACTTGGAGGTTACTGATGGAAGAGTTAGTCAAAATCATGGAAGAAATAGAAATCCCGTTTGCGTATGACCATTTTGCAGAGGGGGAGAGTCCAGAACCACCATTCATCACATACCTTTTGCCGGACAGCGACAATTTCGCAGCCGATGGGAAGGTGTATTATAGGATTAGTGGAGTAAGGATTGAATTATATACGGATTACAAAAATCCATCATTGGAACAGAAGGTAACAGCCGTGCTTGATAGCCACGGCATTTTTTATGCTCAGTCAGAGGTGTGGATAGAGGAAGAAAAACTCTATGAGGTAGCCTTTGAATTTGATATGCCGGTATAAGGAGGAAACGAACATGGCAAATAAAAAGAACAAGGTAAAGTACAACCTTAAAAATGTACATTATGCATTACAGACGATAGATGAGTCGGGCAATGTATCATATGGCACTCCCGTGGCTATTTCGGGAGCGGTATCAATCGGACTTGATGCAAACGGTGAGCCGAGCAATTTTTATGCAGACGGTTATGCATATTACACCATTTCCAATAATATGGGATACGAGGGTGACCTTGAGATTGCAATGGTTCCTGAGTCATTCCGCGTGGATGTGTTGAAGGAAAAACTGGACGATAACAAGGTACTTATCGAGGATGCAAATGTGGAGACTGCTAACTTCGCACTTTTATTTGAGTTTGATGGAGATGTGAAGAAAATCCGCCACGTCCTTTATAACTGTGCTGCAAGCAGACCGTCCATTGAGTCCCAGACCAATGAGGATGAGATTGAGGTTCAGACGGAGACTCTCTCGCTTACAGCCACTCCGCTTGCAAACGGATATGTAAAGGCGAAGACAGGTGATGACACCACAGATACCATTTACCAGAATTGGTACAACGAGGTGTATCTTACTTCGACTACGGAAAGTGAGGAATAAGCCATGAGCATTGTGAAGAAAGTGGAAATAGATGGAAAG